GCACCAATCCAGGCGGCACCAGTCACCCCCGCCCTCAGGGCCGCACCGGATCCCGCTGAGAACCGGGCGATCGCTACGGCGCTGGAAGCCCACGATCGGGCCATCGAGACCGGTGACACCCAGGCCGCTGGTGACATCGGGGCTTGGGTGGAGCGGCGTGGGGTGAAACCGCCAGCCATGTCTGAGGCTCAAACTCTTGCCGCTCCTGCAGTTTCCGACGAAGCAATTAAAGCCTTAGAAGATCTTTACCCGGTCAAGAGGTATCGCGGTGATTCACCCGCCAATGTTGCTGCAGAAAGACTTGCCAAAGTCCAAGAACTCTTGCAAATCACGCAAAGCCAAATTGAGGGCCTAAGAACTCCAGTAAAGCCAACTGCCAGCGCATCCGTAACGCAAAGCAAACAGCGAGCCCGAGAACGCAATTTGGCCTCCTTCATCAAACAGGAAGCGCAAGTCAAAAAAGATCTTGTGGTGGCTCAAGCGGCGCTTGATCGCTTGACTGGTGACTTCGATTTCTCCGCAGAGCTCCCTGACTTGACCGGCTGGCAAAGCGTCGAGACCGGCGTCGGCGGAACCGTTGGTGAGGGGTACACGGGTGCCACCAGGATCACGGATGCCCAAGCAAACGAGTTGGCCCGCATTGCGTACAACATTTCCGGTGTAACAGACTTCGAGATCTTCAATCGGATCAAGGTTGTTTACGGCGAAAAGCAGGCTCGGGCTTATGGCGACATGAGTCGGGTCGGCCAAACGGCGGAAATTGCTGGCTTCTACAGGCCTGGCACTATCTTCGGCAAGTCCATGGCCGAGGACCAAATCCGCGTCGCCATGACTGCGTACGGGGCAGCAAAGTCGTTCACGCAGATGCTGAGCACCACGTACCACGAATCGTTCCACCGGTTGCAGCGTTGGTTCTTGAACGAGAAGGAGCAGTTCATCTTGGCCCGTGGCGAAAAAGCGATTCGGGAACTGGCAGCCCAAAAGGCTGAGGCCAACGGACAGCCCGGCTACGCCAGCCGGTTCAGGGACGGAACCATCAGCCTCAAGGAATCGCAAGCGGAAGGATTTGCCGCGTACATGCAGGGCTTCGGCAAGGTCCCGATCGAAGGTTTTGCCAAGCTCAAGAAGTTGGTGGACCAGACCATCAACGGGCTGCTGACCTTTGGTGAGTTCAAGACCTGGGACGACGTGTTCGAGAAGGCGGCCCTGGGCGAGATCAAGGACCGTGGCCCGGTTGGCGGTGCCGACGACGGTGTCCAGTTCGCTGCTGATCCCCCGGACCCCGCTGAGTTCGCACGGCGCATTGACCAGAACATGCAGGCCTTGGAGTCGGGCCAGCTGGAACCAGAGGAGATCGCCCGCATGGGGGCCAGCGACGTGCGTCGGATAACCAGCCGGTCCGGCAACACCCAGTACGTACCAGGCGCCCCCAACGATCTGATCGCCAGCAACCGGGCCCTAGGCGAGATGCTGACCAGCCGGGCCCAGCAGACCGGCATTGAGAGCTACAGCCGGCCGGCCATCGTCAAGGCCGCATTGGACCAGCTGGATCGTGACGGCTGGGCCGTCGAGTCCACCGTCACCCGCCTTGAAGCTGCCCGCAACGGTGACCCTAAGTCCCAAGGCGATCTGGTTGCGCTGGCCGCCAACGTCATCCATCGGGATTACTTGGCTGCCCAGAACGGCATGACCGCGATCGAGTGGCAATCGTCTGTGGACGAAGGTGACCGTGCTGCCGCTATGCAGCGCCTGTGGGCCGGCCTTGAGGACCAGCACAAGCTGGACACAGCCCTGATGACAGCCACCCGCAAGGACGGTCAACGCTTAAGCGTGATGCAGATCAAGCATCAGATCGACCCCACGCACCGGTCGTTGCCAGCTGGCACCATGCTGTACCACGGCACGTCGCAGGACGCGGCTCAAGCCATCGTCGACACCGGCTTCCAGCCGTCGGACGCCAGGAGCAACTTGCTCGGGACTGGCGTCTACTTTGCCGAGGACTTGACTTACGCAGGGGCCTACGGGGAATCGGCGGCTACCGGCGACGTGCCGTCTGACATACGGATCTTGGACATGGTGGCCATGGACAAGCGCATCGCCGACCTGGTGCAAGAGCTCAACCTTGGGCCCCTAGAGAAGCGCGGTGGTGAGCTGTTCATGACCGAAGCTCAAAAGGCCGGGGTCCGTGATTGGGCCACCGGCCAGGGTTATTCCGGCATCCGGTTCAGCCCGGACTTTGAGATGCGCGAAGGAGCTGCCCCAGAGACCGTGATTTACGACGTCAACGTGGCGAACCGGATCGTCGGCAGTAAAGCCGCTGTCGAGCCCGAGGTTCCCCGGTCCAACGAGTCCATGGCTACCGACATCGAGAACGAGATCGCGGATCCGGCCAACACGCTCTTGGGCAAGCTCGATCCCGAGATCCGAGCCGACATCGAAGAAGGGAACCTGACCCCCGAAGCGACTGGCGTCACGGAAACGATTGCCAGGCTTGCCATTGAGGGCAAAGACAACCCAGGCCAGCGGGCCAAGTTCAACAGCATGGTCAAGCGGGTGCCCGCCAACCGGCTGAACCAAGAGATGATCGGCCAAATGTTCATCTCGTCGCTGCTTTGGTCGATTGGGACCCCAGCCAAGATGCTGCTTGGCTCTGCGTACAGGGCCACCACCATGCCCCTGAGCCAGGCCCTTGGCGAGCTAGCGACAGCAGGTGTCAGTGCCGCCATGCGGGACAAGGCAGCAACCGCCCAAGCCCTGCAGAAGGCCGGCTTGGACATGCAGATGTACGGAAAGATGGTGACCAACCTGAGCAATACGTTCAGGCTGGTTGGTCATTCGCTCAAGGAAGGTGAATCCTTTGGCAACCTTGGGGTTACCTCGCAGGACCTTGTCAGCCGCAAGCTTGCCCCAGGCGACAAGCAGATGTCTATGTTCACGGATCCAGAAGACCCGACCAACACGCTGGACAACCCGTGGTGGCTGAACCCTGAGAACAAGAACACGCCGGCGCGAGCCGTGCGCTGGTCATGGCAGCTCCTGAACACCTCCAGCCGCGTCGCTGGTTCGATCGACACCTTGTTTGCGTCAATGATGGGCCCAAGTGCTGAATGGTCCCGGATGATGGACCTGGAGCTAAACAAGGCCTATGGCCGCGGCCTGGTCGGACAAGAAGCTTGGGATGCAGCCAGCAAGATCACCGAAGACCGCATCGAGAGCCAATGGGTTGACGTCGCAATCAACGGCAAAATGATCCAAGGCGGTGCGTTCACTGGTGTCCACGCCAAAAACGCCATGGATTGGGTCAACTTCACCGATCCGCTCGAAGTTGACTTCCAGCCCAGGTCGTACGAATACGGCGTCATCAAGGCCAAGGAGGAAGGCTTGACCGACGTCGCAGAGATCAACAACCGAGCCATGGCTTGGGTGGAGGAGGAACCGCCAGCGGCTGCGCAACTCGGAATGAAGCTGGGCCAAGCCGTGACCCTGCCCGCCAAGCTTCTTAAAGACGCAATCGGCCACGTGCCAGTCCTGCGCATCTTGCATGCGTTCCCGACGTCGCCCGTCAACATCGGCAAAGCGTCGATGCGCGGTTACGGCTTCACGGCACCGTTTGTCGACACGTTCTGGCGCGACATCTACAGCGAGGACCGCGGGACCAGGTCCAGGGTGATGGGGGAAGTGGCGATCGCGCAAGCCACGCTGGCCTTTGGAACCGCGTTGGCAACCAGTGGCTGGGTTGAGTTTTCAGGTCCTGGGACGTACAACTCCCAGGTGCGGGACAAGATGAACCGTCTTGGCATCGAGCCGTACTCCATTCGGTTCAAGAACCCGTACACCGGCTGGAAAACAAAATGGTGGAACTTGCAGGCGTTGGATACAACCAGCAACATGTTTGCCGTGATTGGCCTGATCCAGAACACAGGCAACAGTATGCCCAAGGAAGACCTGGAGGCCCTCACCAGTAACGCGATCCTGGGGGTCATGGAGTTTGGGCGGCAAGTTGGTTTTGCCCAATTCTCCAAAGATATGAACAGGTCCCTTGGCGAGATCGCCAATTTGATTTCGGACCTACAGAACCGGAGCTTTATTCCGGTTGAGGGCCAGATCGACCCGTACAGCTCCTACGTCCAACGACGACTCAGCGGCTTCATGCCGTCGATCTTCAACGTCGCCCGCAAAGGCGGGGACCCGTATCAGCGGGCCATCGAAAAATCGACCTTGCCGCAGCCGATTGCGTTTGTCCATGAGCTTGGCGAGCGGCTGGCCAACAGGATCCCGGGCCTGTCGGGCACCTTGCCCCCGATCCTGCACCCCATGACAGCAGAGCCGATGCTGGTCTCCGGCACTTGGGGCTTGGAGTTCATCCCAGCTGACCAGCCCTGGCTCAGGGCCATGGTTAACGCCGCCAGCCCCCTTGGCTTGACCACCGGCAAGAGCGGATCCGACGACCCTGTCGACATCGAGCTGGGTCGTCTATCTGGCCGCGGCGCACAGTTCCAGATTTGGAGCCCCCGGGAGTTCAACGAGGTCGCCAATTACCGCCTGAACCAAGTCCAGCTCAACAAGCTGGCGGTCATCACAAGCCAGCTCGTGCCCCCTGGCCGTAGCGCGACGCTGCACCAGAGCCTTGCGGCCATGGTGGCCCCCAACTCCACCTACTGGCAGCTGCCGTCCCCCGAGCCCAGCAAGGTCACTTCCAGCGCCAGGGTCATTCGCATCAACAAAGAGATCGACGTCTACAAACCGTTCATCCGGGAAGCCTTCTTGGCAACCGAACCGAAGCTTGCGAATATGCTGGCAGAACAAAAGAACGCCAAGACCCAAGCCGAGTACGAAGCCACCTACGGCGCTGGCTCCCCTTGGTCCCCCACCCCCCGCTAACCGCTGATGGCTTATTCCTACACCCTCTTCACTGGCAACGGGTCAACCACCCAGTACGCGGTGTCGTTCGGGTACATCCGCCGGGAGCACGTGGCCGTCACGGTGGCCGGCGTTGCCGCCAGCTTCACTTGGGTCAACAACAGCCTGATCCAAATGAACACGGCGCCCGCCAATGGGGCAGCAATACGGGTGTACCGGGTGACGCCGCTTTCTGCACCGCTCGTCGACTTTACCGATGGGGCGACGCTGGTCGCAGCTGACCTTGACACAAACGCAACGCAGTCCATCTACACCCAGCAAGAGCTCGACGACCGCGTAGTTGAAAACCAAACAAATGCAGTTCCAGATGGAGACAAAGGCGACATCACGACGTCGGCTACAGGAACGGTTTGGACGATTGACACAGGGGCTGTTGTTGAAGCCAAGCTTGGAACCGGCGCTGTAACAGAAGCCAAGCTTGGAACCGGCGCTGTAACAAGCGCCAAGATCGCTGACGGCACCATTGTCAATGCGGACATCAATGCGTCCGCAGCCATTGCTGGCACCAAGCTTGCATTTACGCCAACCGGAAACATTGCGGCAACTACGGTTCAAGCTGCAATCGAAGAGCTGGACACAGAGAAAGGAAGGCCGACTGGTTTTTATGCGCCAACCACCATCACTGGCGGAACCGGAATAATTTTTTCTAACATTCCAACTTTTGCAAAACAAATAACAGTAAATTTAATTGATGTTAACAATAATGGAAGCGCCAGAATACTTATTCGTCTTGGCACTGCAGCCGATGGCTTTTTAACAAGTGGCTATGAAAGCAATTCACTTGTAAACAGCTCTACTCTTAACCAAAATGCGCGTGATACCACTGGTTTTTTTCTTAATAGGGACGAGAGCACAAATCCAATAACTGGCACAATTAACATAGTTTTGCACGGCGTAAGCGGATCAGATTATACTTGGGTTGCTTCTGGTCATTTTATGCTTCTTGGCGGCGGTACCTACAGAGTGGCTAGCACTGTTGGTAGCAAAGTTGTTACTGGCTTAGTAGACCGAGTAGGTGTTTTTACTGACAACAATTTTGTTGGCGGTGGCGGATCCATAAGCGTTTCTTACAGGGACTAAGATGGCCGTCAAATCCAAGCTTGGCACCGCCCGGGTCAACCACCAGCCCGGCCCACCCAAGACCACCAGCCAAGGTCAAGGCCAGCGATCACGGCCCCGTCGTCGTGGTCGCAAGCCGATGCGTGGACAGGGCCGGTAAGGTTAAGCAGTAAAAGCGTCGGCACAGCCCGGGTTTTCCTATGGCCACGGATGACCTGTTGTTTTCGTGCCGGCGCTACCGCTACTGCCGCCAAAAGCTTCCAGCGTCCGACCTGTACCGTGACGACACAGGCGTCATGGTGTGCAAGCCGGGCATGTGCCCGAACGGCAAAAACCTAAATCGCCAGACTGCGCTTGATCTGCAGCTCCAACTCAGGCGTCAACGCAACGCCGTCAAGGAAGCCATCAGCCAAAAGGAAAACCTGCTTGACCAGGTCCACAACCTCCAAGAACGCCTGCAGGTGGCCCTCGACATTCAGGATGCAGGCGACATTCCGACCATTGAGTCAAAGCCCGGCACCAGCCGCAGCGAAGCGATCCCGGTGCTGCTGTGTTCCGACTGGCACTGTGGCGCTGTCGTCAAGCCGGACACCGTGAACGGGCTCAACCGGTACGACGTCGACGTCTTCCACGACCGGGTCGCGGCCCTGTTTCGCAACACGGCCAAGGTGGTGCGCATGGTTCGGTCCACCAGTGACCTAAGTCGGATCGTGGTTTGGCTTGGCGGCGACATGATCGACAACCAAATACACCCAGAACAAATACAGACCCAAGAGCTGAGCCCAACACAACAGTTAATTGAGTGTGAACGAGCGATCATTGCAGGCTTGAATTATTTGTTGGAGGACGAAGGCTTTGAGCAGGTCATCGTTCCTTGCAACTACGGCAACCATGGCCGCACGACGATCAAAATGCAGGCCGACAACGCCCATGCGACCAGCTACGAATGGCTGATGTATCAAAACTTGCGGCGCCACTACAAAGGCAACGACAGGGTCCAGTTCCATGTCAGTGACGGCAACATTTTGTACCTGGACGTGCTGGGGCAAAAGCTCCGGTTCCATCATGGCGACGCCATCAAGTACGGCGGCGGGGTCGGCGGCATCACCGTGCCCCTACAGAAATGGGTGTACCGCCAAGACGTCGGCATCAGGGCAGACCACAGCTTCTTTGGTCACTTTCACACGTTGACCATGGGCCAGAACTGGTCCGTCAATGGGTCCTTGATTGGCCCAACGGCGTACGGGTTGAAGCTGGGCTTCCCCCCGGAGCGCCCCCAGCAGCTGCTGAGGTGCATCGACAGGGATCGTGGGTTCACCGTTTCCGCTCCGGTCCTTACCGACTGACGGTTTGTCGGTAGAATCAAGCGCAGGCCAACCGACCTAGGGGCAGTGATCGAAGTCATCGCCGCCTTGGTCGGCTCAGCGTTTACAGCTCTGGTCATGGCCACCAATGGGGCCATTCGGGGCAGCGCCACCAACCGCGAGGTGGTGACCCGGCTGACCGTAGCCGTCGAGAACGTGGCCACCAGGCTTGAAGAACTTCACGTCGACATCCGGGCTGACCGCAAAGAGACCTTTGGGCGCTTGAACTCCGTAGAGCAACGAGTCTCTAGGCTCGAAGCGACGACACAACAGCACGTGTGAACCCAATCGAGCAGGACCTAGAGCTGCAGCTGCGCCAGGAACGGGTGCAACGCACCCTGTTGCAACTTCACAGCGCCAAGGACTACGCCAGCTTGCTGGCCATGGCGGAAAAACTGAACGTGGCGTGGCACAACGAAACGACCAGGGTCCGATGGTTGGCCAAAGAGGCCGCCAGCAACCTTGCACGGGGCTGCCAAACTGGGGCGAAACCACCGATTACCCATGACTCCCCGCATCGCTGAGTACGTTGCCGTTGCCATCGCCATCCATGGCGCTGCAGTGGCCATCGTGAACCTCACGCCTACCCCCAAGGACAACGAAACTCTGGGTCGCTACAGCCGGATGGCTGTGAAGCTGTACCGGGCCATCGAGATCCTGGCTGGCGTCGTCACCCCGCTTGTAAAACGATGAAAGGCAAGAGCAAGGCCGAGGCAAAAATCGGCAAGGTCATGCGCGAGTACAAGTCCGGTGGCTTGCACAGCGGAAAAGGGGGCCCGGTGGTCAAAAATCCCCGTCAGGCCCTGGCGATCGCGCTGTCGCAAGCTGGCGTCAAGCGTCGCGGTCAGTAGTCCCAGCGAATGTGGGGTCGCCCGGGGCGCATCCCAATGTGGATGAAGCCTTTGGGCGCCCCGTACCCCAGGGAGAACGGCCACGCTTTGTCGGCCCAGGTCTGCAGAGCGTAGACCGAGGCCCCGTCGATGTAGAAGTCGACGGCACCGGTGTTAGGCGCGTTGTAGAGGTGTTCGGACTGGCTGGCACCACCGACTTGGGCATTGATCTTGGGCGGACGGTGGCCGCTGGTAATAATCGCAGGGCCACCAAAGTGGTCCCGGGCCTTTTGGACGAACTGGGCCAGCAGCAGGGCCGTGTCGCACTGGTGCTGCGCCGTAAACCTGCGGGCTTCCGACTGCTGGGTGAACTCCCCGTAGGTGACGTTGGGAGTCAGCTTGTAGGAGAACGGGGAACCGGGCTGGAACAGGCCCACCTTGGGCGCTGGGGCGGCCCGGTACAGGGTCGCAAAGTCCTCAAGCTGCTTGGGGGTCAGAGTCTCCTGCAGCGCGTTCCAAGCTGCCAGCTGATGCGGCAGTCCTTCATCGTGCTTGGCGGCGTCAGCGAGGCGAATGGTGGCCATCTGCGGTCACAGGGGTTTTGGGAAACACTTGAACCCTATCGATGTCCCAAGGCATTTGCTCCCAGACGTCGGACGAAAGCGCAGTTTCCCAAGCCATCTGGGCCGTGGTGGCCATCACAACGGTTTGAAACGAGCACTGGGCTTTGGCCCCTTTGTACAGCACAAACTCGCTTGGGAGCCGAATGACCCAGGCCTTGACGACTGGTTTTTTAGCGACGAGTCCGTATCCAGCCGCCGGCCGCCGGCGCCGCAGCAAGATCCGTAATGCTGCCCCCCAGAAGGTTTCGGTCAAGAGCCCCTTCAAGGTCTCCCATGTACGCCTGGAGTTCGAGGTCCCAGAGCTCTGACTGCCGTTCCTTGATCGCTCGGTCTTCATCGATCGCCAATGACTCGTTCCAGTATTGGACAGCGCCGGCCAAAGCGTCGAGTCTGTCGTCGTGAGCCAGACATCCGCGGTCGACGGTGAGGTGAGTGAGCTGGTGGAACAGCTGGTACGCCAGGCGGCGCTCGATTACTTCTTCGTCTCGGCCTTTGGCATCGGATTCGATGACGGACCGACTGACGATCAGGCGGTGCTGGTTCAGCACAGGCTCCAAGGCCGCAATGATCCGGCGTTCCTTCTGCACGTTGGACCTGACGGTCTCGATGCTGCACGGATGCTGCACCTGCAGGTACGGCTTCAGGAGGCTCTCCAGCATGCCTTGGCCAAACTGGTCCTCCAGGAGTATCAGGTTGACCTTCTGGCGCTTTGCAGCGGCTGCTAGGCCCTGCAGAACGGGCTCCGTGTAGCCCTCACGGAACGCACCGGACTCCAGCAAAAACAAATTGCCGTTCAGGTGGGCGACAATCGCGTACGCCGTCTCGTCCAGGCCGCGGCCAGACGGGTCAATGAACATGACGCAGCCGTCAAACGGCAACCAGGTGCCGTGGATGTACGCCGGCCGGTAGTAGTAGTCCCCGCTGAACCCAACGGTCGGCAGGTCGCTGATGCGGTATTCGGCGCCAGAGCTCCACACAACCTTCTCGGGCCCGTGGTCAGAGACTTCCAGCACCATCAAGTCCGCCAGCTTCAGGGGGAACCGTTCGGAGTCGCTCAGGCTGGTGTCCAGCTGAAACTGCAACGCAAACGCAGATCGGCCGTACGACGTCTCGCGCTCGAGCAGGTCCATCTCGTTAAAGCGACCTGGGTCCGTGGGCTGGCCTGTCAGCTCCGGGCAGCCATCCATGATGACTGGGGCCAAGCAGTCGTTGTACCGGGCGGGCTTTTCGGGGTACCGGGCGGGCCAGATGCGTACCTGGTACCCACGTTGGGCCAGCTTGTTGTAAACGGACTCCTCGGTCTGAGGGGTCCCCAGGAACATGATCTCGCCGCCGGGCTTCAGGATCGCGTTGAACTCACCGACGGCTGCCAGCAGTTTCTCCCGCATCCCAACGGACCAAGCCGTGGTGGGGGTCTCGACGTCGTCTGGAAGGATCAGATCGGCCCGGGACCCCGTCAGCTGTCCAAAGATCCCCACGGCTTTGACAGATGGGCTCTGATCTGGGATGGCGGGCCTGACGTCGAACCGGTTCACGGCAGAGCGTTGCTCATCCCGGTCTGGCTCCA